GCAAGCGTTTGGCGAGGGATGACACACGGACATCTGAGGACTGAGCCAGCTTGGCCAGCTCATCGACACCCTTGGATTGCTTGGAGAAGCTCACCAACTTCTGATAGTTCTGGCTCAGACGGAGCTTATTGACCACCGTCTCCAGCTCAGCCTTCGTGGTGATCCCGACAGCTTCCAAGTCGTTCTTGTTAGCTACCTTCTCACTGACGGTCTTGATCCGACCATCCTTGGTGAAGGTGAAGTTTGACTTGACCCAGCTGTTGAAATCCACATTGGTGTTAGCCGCATCCGTTCGATAGAGCAAAGAGACAACATTCTCTTCAGCACCGAAGTTACGGGCTTGAATAGGCCCACGATCAAATACCGGAGGAGGAGCAACCTGAACTTCCTCGATCAGTCGTTCTCTGATGACGTTATCGTTGGCAGGATCAAACTTGAACTCACGCTTGATCAATTCTGACTGACGCTCAATTCCTCGACGAATATCATCACTGGCCTTCTGGGTCAGCTCATCGAGTTTCTTGAGGTAGATCTCACGACCACTATCGGTCAGGTCTAGGTCGAACTTACGGAACTCCTCAACCTGACTCTTGAGGGATTCTCTCAAACCATGATCACGAAGAGACTGGACTTCACGAGCCAGAGCAATCTTCTGGGGGTTCAGAGAGGCACCTATAGGGGCACCCAGAGCAAGACCCATGGCACCTGCGATGTAGAGGTCATCGATGGTGGACAGGGGACGAGAGTTCATCGTCGCAGCTTCGAAGGCCACGTTGCTTCCTGCACCAATCAGACCCAGACGGATCGCATTGGACAGGCGAGAGGTTTGAGACAGGAGAGCAGCCCCACCAGCACCAGGCACGAATGTCAGGAGTGTAGGGAGATCAGCCAATCCAGCGACCATACGGCCACCGAAACCGAGGGCGCCCATATTGGACAGCTCACGTTCTTTCTCCAGGGCACCTAGAGAACGAGCACGGCGATCATTGGCTTCCTTCAGGGACTTAGCCTCAAGGACGTAGTTCCAGTTCCTCTGAGGGATACCATCAGTCAGCTGTTTAGCTTGCTCCTCAGACATCTGGAAGTTGGGATCTACGTTAGCAATTGCAGACTGTTTCCAGAAGTTGTAGACCGAGTTATCGAGCTGGAAGCCTGCAGCCAGAGCACTGGGGATGTTGGAGACGTTGTTGACGAACCCATCATACTGAGCCCTGCGCTGCTGTTCAGCCTTGTAGAGTTCACTCGCTGAGGGGCTGACAGTGAACTCCGCAGCTCGTCCAGTGGAGAACTGAGAGGACATCGGGACAGGAGCCCGTGAATCCCCATGGAACTTGGAGAGATAGCCAGAGGTCTCGGCAAAGGGTCGTCCCTTAGCCAGAGCCATGGCAGCCTTGGGACCACCGTTGTAGTCAGCCAAGGCCAGGTCCATATTGCCGTTGTACTTCTTCAAGTTATCACGCATGTACCGACCAGCGGCATCTGCAGATTTCTCGAAGTCGTTAGGATCATCTAGCCCATACGCCTTAGCTGTAGCTGGCATGAACTGGAAATACCCTTGGGCACCTTTAGGACTTACCTGCCCCTTCTTGAAGGAGGATTCAATACCTCCTATCTTGAAGAGTGTTCCTTCAGGGAGGCCGTATTGTTTTTCCTTCTGGGAGGTAATGGTCCTTGCAAAATCAAGATCAATATCTGCCATTACTTACCTTTTTGTTTAAGGATCTTTCCAAGTTCTGAAGGTGATTTATCCAGAACGCCTTGTTGCTTAAAGTATTTAAATGCACCAGGAGAAGTCAGATAGGCCATGGCTGCAGTGCTTCCATAGGGGGTTGACGTACTGTCAACGTATTCCTGACGGACACGCTTGCTCCATGTTTCGTATTCATTCTTCTCATTGATGGAAATAGTACGCGAACGGAGATCCGATTCGTTTGTCGTAGAGATCCACTTAGAGATTTCATCCTTGGTGTAGTTAAGGACTTGACCCTCTTTGTTTGTGACGGGCACACCAGAGATCCAGGCGGTGAATCCACCTGTCGTGTTGGGTTCAAGACGAATACGACTACCATCGATCTGTTGATCTGTAGCAATCTTCCCGGGGACTTCCTTGATGAATCGCTCCATCCATTCCGATGGGGAGTGACCCTTAGGAACAGCCGGGAGATCCTTGTTGAAGTACACCGTGTTGTTGATCTTTGAGGTGACTGCAGGGTTCGAGAAGTATTCTACGGTTGCCTTGACGGCAGCCTTGGCATCAGGAACCTGACCGGACATGACCAGCAGCTCAGAGCGACGACGAACATCCGAAGCGATAGCCGTGAGGTTCACCTCCTCGTTGCCACCAAAGAGGGTCGAGACCCAATTGACAGCACCAGAGAAGAACCCTGGGTTCACAATGTCATCGACAGCTGCATTCACAGCGTCCCTCTTCAAGGCAGAATCCTGAGACTCGATACCTCGACGGTTGGCCTGGTTCACGAAGGCAGCGGCATCGCTAATGTTAGGCTTGCCACCCTTCTCCATCATGAACTGGATGTCAGAGAGGAGACGTTGGTTCTCCTTGGAACCTGCATACTTCTCTGCTTCAGCAGGGTTGACTGCAGCAATCTCAAGGTAACGCTGGATAGCTGCCTGACCCTGAGGGTTGAGCTGTCCAATGTTCTTGCCATCGTAGGTCCAGCCCACGGAAGCAATGTTGGAGACACCGGCTTGAACCTGCTTCTCCCAATCAGGGTTCTGCAGACCGTTGGTTGACCACAGCATGACCTGCTGAGGGAACGGGGTGTTCTCCTGGGCGATACGCTTATTGATCTCAGAGACTGCAAAGTCCTTCTGCTTGAAATCCTCAAGTTGTCCTGTGGATGGGTTCACCACTTTGAGCTGAGGTTGGAACGCGTAGGTTCCTGCAGCGATGGATGCAGAGATAACCTGCTGGGCTTCCTGCTGTGATTGCTGAGCCAGAGCTAGGATCTGAGCCTGCTCACCCTCACGCTCCAAGCGATCCTCAGCGGATCTCTGGGCATTGGTGATGGCGTGGATCGTACCGGCTGTGACGTACTTCTCGTTCTTGGTAACCCATGAGTCGAAGGCTTCACGGTTCTTCCCTGTGAGTTCCCCCTTGTCAGCCCACTCCACAAAGGGACGGACTTCCACATCGACACGCTGACGCTCGTTCTTATCGAGCTGACCCATGGCTGAGTTTTGGATGACGACCATGGACTTGGCACCAACCACGGCACCTATGGTTACCCCATTGTCCAGCTTTGTCTTGGCAAGCTCATTGACCAGGTCCACGTTACCATCGGCAGCTGCCTGAGTGAGGAGACCAATGAGGGCTTCCTTGCCCTGATCATCCTTCAGGATGCTCGTCTTACGCAGGAGCTGATAACGCTTGGTGATCTCTGCTGCAGCTTCAGCCGGAGCCTTACCCTTAACTTCTTGGAGAATAGAGGTAAGGTTATCTTGGGCCTGCTGGGTTCCGTAGTCGACATAGTTCTTGTCGAGGATTCGGGTGTTGGCTGTTGAGAGGGTCTCTCGGAACTGGTTCCAACGTTTATCGAAGCCAGCGACTGCATAGTCACTTTGTCCTTCGAGAGCCTGGTTGCGTTGTTTCTGGAGATAGTCATCGAGTTCAGCCTGGTTGTTGAACTTCAACTCTCCCCGTTCCATCTTGGAGACAGTGTCACGCTCAATGGCTGCAAGGGAGTTCTCCCCGTAGATATGCTGCACGGTAGCTGCATAGATAGGAGATTGAGACTGGAGGATCTTGCCATCCTTGATCTGCTGGCCGAGCTGATCGACCGTCATAGATCCGGCATAGGCACGAGCCTTCTCCTTCTCTTTATCATTGACTCGCTCTGACATGCTGGCCAGAGCCTGTTGTACAGAAGGGGACCCCAGGGCCTCAGCCAGCTGGAATGCCGAACTTTCACGGGGATCGAAGCGAACCTTCTCGGTTAAAACGTTAGGGGCTGCGGTAGTTTGAAGTCCCTCGGGACGGGGGTTGTACCCCACTTGAACTCGCGCCATAGATACTCCTAGTTAAACTTTTGGATTCTTGTAATCGTAAAGAGATTGACCAATACGGAGAGCCGTACCAGCGTAATCAGGCATTTGAGGTGTCCTCAGGGCAGCAATCTGACTCGCTGCATCAATGTCAACGTTCTCACGTTGGAGTGCAATCGCTGACGAAGATCTATCATAATTTGTTTCAACAGAGGAATTGAAGCGGTTCTGCTTGGTACCGAGTTCTGCCAAGAGAGCATCAACAGACAGACCAGAAATACCTGCTTCACCTGAACTCACTGTGGCCGTGGCTTGAGCAGCTCTGGCTTCCATGTTGTTCTGTTCCATCTTCTGCATGGCAGCTTCACGTTCCTGCTGCTGCATCAGATTGGTTTGGTTGACGTTAGCCGCACGGGCTTTCATCGTTGCTTCATACTGTCTTTGGTTTGCTTCTTCTTGAGCACTCTGGGCCTGCATTTGACCAACAAGCCCTATGACCGAAGAAGCGATTTGAAGGCCCGTCATAAGACCTGGCGTAAGAGCAAGTGCTGCTACACACATATTAAATCACCTTATAAAATTCGTGGTACAACTCTCCGTCTGGTCCCATGGGAACTGCGGGATTGAACTGAAAGCCTAGCCATGTGAGCCACCGAATGTGCTCATCGTTCTTTGACCAGGCTACGTTCGTTAGGATCTTGTAGCCTTGGGACATCTCCTCCAGCCCCTCTCGACATTCCCGAATGAATTGTTTTCGGACCTTCGAGAGGAGTGGCGAGGCAAGCATCCAAGGAACACCCACACCATTCCCTGCATTCCCAACGCCATACATGAAGACAACCTGGCCATCCAAGAGGACAGCCCGGTTGAACTCACAGTCGTTGATAGACAACCTTAGGGCATCTAACGGCGTCAACCTAGCGAGGTGCCATATCTCATCCTTGTCCTCCTGACGCATGGTCACGGACAGTTCGATAATATCCTTGTCATGAGGATCTCGAACCAGGATGTTAGATGGCCTTGCTACGCTTGACGTAGAAGCCTTCCCAGTCTGCACTGAGGAATGAACTTGGGAGTGGGCTGTCATTTTTAAGGGTGATGTTGGTGCCAATGTTTTGGCTGACAATAGGAACTGAGAAGCGTCCTGAGCTGATACTGTAACGACCAATCGTCGCTTCAGTTTGCCCTAAGACCTTACCAGAGAAAATGTAGTTGTACGTATCTCGTCCTGCCGGGGTAACATCCACTTCGAAGTACCCAGAATCAGAGAAGTTAAAGGCCACCTTACGCATCTGTAGGCGCCCCTCAGTATCACTGCGTTGACCAGCCCCTTGCTGACCAATACGGACCATGATCGGAGACATGGTGTACAGGAATGTGTAGGACCTTCCGAAGACGTAGGTTCCACCCATGACATTACCAAACACCTTGGCGTAGGTTCCGTCCCAAGTGACATCATAGATCTCACCTGTCTTGAGCGTTGGGTGGGTCTTCACGACCATCTTGTAGGTTCCCACATCAGGGGTATACCCGAGGACCTCAGGATCGATCTGGGTGTATCCACCGAAGTAGGTCATGCCTGAGTCATCAATGGCCACCTTACGATCCAGGTGAACCGTGTAAGGCTCATCCTCTCCGATGTCCCCGAGAGACACAGTGATCTTCTCGAAGTAGACACCATCGGGACGGTTGATCACCAGGTACAGTTCGGAAGCAATGAAGTCCGCATTGAGGATCGTGGAGTCAGATCCAAAGGACCACTTCGACCATGAACTCTGGAGCTTCTCATTGGCATTGAAGAAGAACTTGTAGACGTACAGGTTGTTAGGGTCGTCTTCAGAGAGAGCCACCATGATGTCCTCGTTGACAGCCACGGATACCTTAAAGATATTCGCAGGGATGTACCGAGGAACGTGGGCTGTGATATCCACAGCATCGTTGGCTTGGTTGTTCAGATCCGTATAGTACTCACGGAATGAGGAGTACTCTCCTTTGTCCACTGAGAAGTAGACGTTCTTACCTACGCCAACAGGCTTGGCATTGACGTTACAGGGGAACTCAGTAACAACCTTGATGCCAACCGTCTTGGGGGTCAACAGCTCTGCCTCATCAATCAGGAACTGAGTTTGTTCTGAGAACAACAGGAGCTGCTTGTTGAAGGGTACCGCATGTTTGAGGATCGAGACTTTGGTGTGGCTGGCATTCACGTCAATAGGATCGGAGTCCAGAAGCTGGGTTACCGTTGTCCGCATGAAGTTGAAATACTCACCTGCCTCAGAGAAGATCACTGCCTCATCCGCGAGGAGACCCAAGCGATTGCGGTAGAAGAACACATCGGAGATAGGCTTGCCTACGAAGGTCGGGAATGGATTGGAATCATCATCACCCACCAGGCGAGACTTCCATGTGGTTGTCTTGAAGGTGAACGTACCGTCTGACTCACGAACCAGCACATGGGGCATGGTCGCAGGGTCGATAGTGGACAGGATACCGGGAGCAGGACACTCCTTCCAGACACCTACACCTGTGGAGCCACTGGTCTCATAGCGAACATAGTAGCTATCGAAGGGCTGGGTGGAGGTCTCACCAGATCCAGTACCTGTGATCTCGACCACGAACCCATTCACGGCTGGGTTGTTAGGGAGATCGGAGAACTTCTGAAGGCGGTCCTTGATGGCCACCATACCGGCTGAGTTGAATCCATCCTGGGTGAAGATCTCAAAGTCGTTCACAGAGTTGCGAACGTAGATGATCGAACCAGCAATGGAGGTGTACCAGTTACCAGTGTTATACCCATTTGCAACCAAATCGTTGTAGAGCTGGGTAGCAATATAGTCAGTCGAAATCTGTGTGACCTCTGTGGCATTGTCACCATCAGGAGTCTCAAAGTCTGCAGCGTTATTTCCGTTGATCAGGACCTTGTACAGCTTACCATAGTTACCAGCCTTGATGTTGATCAGGGCTTCATAGGGACGATCAGGTGTGATTGCCGATGTCTTGCCAACTACCTTGGTACGGTTCACCACGAAGGTGTAATCAGCCACGGTCACTGCAGAGAAAGCTGTAGAGGGAACAGCAGCAGACAAATAGGATTTCCCATTGGGGAAGTTCACGGTCTGCTCGGTGCCATTCACATCATAAATCTTCAGATCACCATTGGTAAACACTGAGACATATCGCTCAGAGGCGTCACGGTTGATCGTGTGGATGTGGCAGTCACCCAATGGTGTATCCTGAATTTTCTTCAGGTGTTTTGAAGGAGGTCTCTTCTTCAACCCTTGAGAGACAGTGGAAAGACCATTCTCTTGGACTTCGCCCTGAGAGACCAGTCGAAGAGTAAAGGGTTGCTGAGAGACACCGTTAACGAAGTTAGGGATGGAAGAAGAGATCAGAGCCATAATTATCTATCGAGTACTCGCATCACAGAGTAGTTCCCTGTGAGGATGTTGTAGTCAGCAGTACGAGCTTCGTACCTACGGAGGGATCGAAGGGCTCGTGCCTCGTCAGCCTCTGAGTATCGTGCCAGCAATTCAGATCCAACAACACGCTGCTGAAACACTCGGGCAGCTCGGATCGTAATGTAGTGACGGGCAGATTGAGGCATCTCGTTGAACTCCATCAAGAATGTAATGTCACACTTGATGGCGTAATCGAACGAATATGTTTTGTTCTTTCGGTCGTACAGGCGGTTGCCTCGAATGGCAACATCAAGTCCTATACGGTCATACTTGGAGGTATCAACCTCAATAGCGTTGGCAGGTACGAAGATCTCTTTGGTGTCATTCGTAGGTGTCAACAGAAATTCATAATCGGTATTGAAATGCCAGCCCTCTTCCTGAACCTGTACAGAGACTTCAGCCAGAATCGAACGGGCGGTAACAGCATCGACAACACCAGTCGCCGCATCAAGAGAGTTGATCGGAGACTCGCCAATCGTGCCCAGCATGATGTTGACAGCATCAAGCTCAGTGAAAGTAGTGAGAGCCATATATCATCCAGATAAAAAAAAGGGCCACCCTAAGTTAATAGAGTGACCCTTATAAGCCTATTAGGCGGTCTTCAGTTCGACAGCGCAAGCAGGACGCAGGACACCGTGGCCCATAGCGTACTTAGCAACCATCAGGGTACCCTGACGGCGGATGTCGTACTCAGATTCCATTGCCAGATCCATCAACTTGACGGTACCAACGGATTCTTTAGTAGCAACCACACCAACAGTGTTAGTGAAGTCACCAGCGTACTTGTTACCAGTACCAGCTTCAACAGTGCCGTTCTCAACGGTGCCACCGAAGGGAGCGTGGTTGGTCTTGACGATCTCGATACCGGCAACGCGGAGAGCTTTACCGTCAGCATACACACCAGCACCACCCCAATCTTTGTTCATGATCTTGGTGTTCTGAGCCAGCAAGTAGTATGCAGCGGGGTTCAAGTAAGCGTAGCGGCCATCGGGAGCAACGTTCTTCTCATCCAGCTTCTGAGCTGCAGAGAACAACGAAGCCACGAGAGCTTCACCAGTCGTATCGGTGATCATGGTAGATTCAGTAACAGAACCACCAGCAGATTCACCAGTCACGGGAGCAGAGCCACGGGCAGCCAAGATGGCCAACTGGAGCAATTGCTTGTCCTTAGCATAAGCCAAGGCGCGACCAATTTCGGTGCTGTAGGGAGCACGAACGTCATAGTGGTTCATGGCTTCATCAATGTTGGCCAGGAACGCGTGAGAGATCAGGAGGTCATCGATGGTGATGACGATCTCGTTATGAGGAACTTGCAGACCCAGGATTTCAGAACCGGGAGTGTGGTAGGCAGCGCCAATCTTACCGAGGATCGGGAATTGTGCACTCTTCAGTGCGGTGTTAAACCAAGGTCGTTACTCCTGGTTCACCTATAAGGTGCTCATAGTTGCCTATGAGATCAGACTATATCTTCTCTACTATGTCGCTTCAGATAATCGACAGCAGCCAAGAGGCGCTCTGGACTATCTTTCATTAGACCTAATCCCGTATTACAGTTTGTACATAGCAAGCCACGGACCTTACCAGTTGCATGGTCATGGTCTACAGCTAACTTTGTGTACCGAGAACTGTTCATTTTAGACCCGCAGATAGCACAGCAGCCACCTTGGGCTACAAGCATTTCATCATACCTAGTGTTACACACCCCAAGGTGTCGATAGCGGTGTAATTCCACCAAGCAATCTTTGCATTCACTTCGGTACTTACCAGAGTCTTTACGGAAATAAAAATTATCTTCGGGCTTTTCAGTCCCACAAATGCGACATGTTTTCATAATCTTTTGAAATAGTAGTGACCCCCACTTCGGCCCACTTGGGCCTACGAGCTTTCGCTCTAGTCGTTGAACCTTCCTGTCTTTCGATCAGGCTTGGCTGCTGATTGTCCCAGAGGGAGATCCCAGCAATTCGAGGGTTGTTTAACGTCAGGCAAGAGAATTATTCACCAGACGCGATGGTACGTTCCATGAACTTACCAGCGGTTACAGTTGCTTCTTCGAAGGCAGTGAGAACTTCACCAGCGAAGACTTTAAGGAACAGGGCCTTGGCATCACCAGACGTATTAGCCTGGCCAAGACGCGAAACAGTTGCGTTAGACATTTAAAATTTACCTCGTGTAGAGTTGAAGAAAGTTTGTGCAACCTCCTAGAACCCGACACACAGTCACACAGAGTTGTCCTCCGCAGAGGGCTAAGGTCGTGTAATCAGTTCTTAGAATTGCAATTCCACCGCAAATAATGCAGTGTGGATCGTCTTCAAACGAACGAGGAAAGTGCCGGTCTATTCCCGGCTGTCAGACGCCTATACCGCGCGACAGCGGACCTAAGGTAGTAGGATTCTTAAATAACGTTGGATCGGCCAAGTTTAGCTTGGACCTTGGCTCGGAAGGCAGGGTCGGTCTTGTATCGAGGATCTTTCATCGCCTCAGTCACTTGAGCCATAGACTCAAAGACATCCGCAGAATCCGCATTACCCTTGCCACCCAACATGCGCTGGGGATCAGAACCAACAGAGGACTCAAACTTCGACTTAAGACCGTTCACAGCCAGTTTGGCTTGAGCAGCGTTGCCACTAGAGACCGCATTGTTATATGCCTCGATCTCGGCAGCAGACATGTTTGCCTTTGCCCAGGTGACCATCTCATTGTACTTTTCTCCACCACCCACTTCAGACATGACATCTGCTTCGTATTGGGCAGCGAGGGCACGTTGGCCATCAATGTATTGGTCAACCAGCTTTCGGTCGTAGCCAGCCTTAGCCAGCTTCTCGTAGCTCTCCGAAGACAGCTCACCCTTCTGGGCAAACTCGTTGGAGAACTCCTGCATGTCCAAGCCCTTGTCCGTCAGAGCCTTCTCAGCATCAGCTTGAGTGGCCGTAGAGGGATCAGGGGTCGTGGCAGGTTCGTCCTTAGGCTTCCCTAGTTTGGACTCCAGCTCGGAATAGGCTTTGGCCATTTCCTCAGGAGACTTGAACTTCTCAGGGAGCCACTTAGGGCGATCCTCAGCAGGGGGAGTACCTTCAGTCCCCTCAGCAGGGGGAGTAGCATTGGCCGCATCGACCTTGGCTACCATCTTCTGATCGTGATCCTCAGGACTAGCCGGAGGAGTACTCTGAATAACTACAGTATCTACCATGTATTTCCTATTAGTAGTCCGTGAGGATTCGTCCATCCGCATAGACACGGATGAGAGTTGCCCTTGGATCTACAGTGAATTTTACGTCTTCTGCACCAGCCCCGATATAGACAATCTTAGGGGCATCCTTAGGCTCCGCTACTTGGGGAGCCTTTGGAGTACGTACAGGTCGTGAAGGTTTAGCATCAGCCACCAGCTGCTCCTTGTTCGGCTTGAGCCTGGTTGACCATTCCCTGCTTCATCATCTGTCCAGCCTGATTGATCGCAGGTGTCATACCTTGCTGCATCATGGCCATCATCTGAGCCTGTTGCATCTCAGCATCCAGCTCTTCTTGAGACTTGACGAGACCCTTCATGTCGATACCCAGAGAGGTACCAAAGCGTTTCAGGGCATCACCCTTGTTGATCTCAGGGGGAAGCTGGGCAATCAAAGCAGAGCCTTCGAAGAACATCTGCAGCTTGTTCATGTCATTGCCACGTCCCAAGGCTTCAATACCTGTAACGATCACAGGCTTGACTGTACCCTTAGGAAGCACCGGAAGTTTCTTCTTCCGTTCCATAGCGAACATGATACGGTTGACCATGGGCAGCTGCATCTCTTGAGAGAGGATCGAGTAGATACCACCAAGGGCTGCTTCCAGCTCATTGGCCATGTATCGGATCTCTTCAGCTGTCACTCGCTCACCGTTACGTTGAACAGCAGAGTTCAACAGGAAGGCAAAGGCCAAGCGATCATTGATGGTGTTGATGG